TAACGATAGGGAATATTCGCCCTCCGAACTTCGATGCAACAATGGCACTTAAGCCAAGCGCACCGCTTATATGTTCTCCTATTAATAAACTCATCTCTATAAATCATTATATCTATTTCTTTACTTCAGCTCCCGCGCTCCTGGCACAAGTGACAATTCTCGCATTGAGTTGATCGGCCAGATATTGCTCCGTGGTAACCTTCGCCCCGTCCACCGAACGCCTGAAGAATCCCCTGGCGGAAATAACCCCTCTATTGGCCGTACGTCCGGACTTGGATCGGGTCCTTTTGAACGCAACCCTTTCAATAGTCCCTTTATTTATAAACCGCAAGACCATCGCCCGGTCCTTACCCCAATATCCGTCTACCTGTTCCGTGCGCTCAGATCTTTTTCTATGCCTTAATATACCACTGGCACCGCCTGTCCTGGTAATTGAAGCCCTTACAACCTTGCTGCTCCGGCTGGATTTAGGGTTATTAAGACTGACACTAGCCCCCATACCCTCACGATAAACTGATATTTTAACTCCTTGAACGGCTTTTCGGGGATCACTATGAACTGAACTTTTAAAACCTTCTTTCACGGCCTTCTGTGTGATTTTTGCCGCATTTCGCAAAATCTTTTTTCTTTCGGCTTTGGGGATGGCATTTTCGATATCAATCTCATCCAACAGCTTCAAAACCTGGCTGGCATCTATATCTATAACCTTACGCCCTCTTTGGGCTCCCGGATTGTTTTTATAATATCCCATATTCTAACCTCCTTTCTCTGTCCCTTCATCAATCTTTGTGGCTATAATCGTAGCCGACCCATCCTTCTTGGAAGCGTTGAAGCTCTCAATACGATAAGTGCTATCGTTCCATACGATACGCTGCCGGTCATGTATCTTATTTGTATATCGCACCAGGACAGATACCGTATTGGGCAGCCAAACCTCACCCGCCGTTATAGCCCTCACGCCTTTGTTATATGTAACCTTCGCCCAACAGCTATACGACAGCTCCCAGGAGGTAAGCTGTTCACCGTATTTGTTGCGGATGGTGACAGGGGATAAAAACCTGATCCGGTCATTTAAAGTACCACTCTCTATCATGGCTCCAATTTTATCCAGGGTTTCAACATATAATCAAACGTATAAGGGACAACGGCCTGGGAAAGACTGCTAACCGGTTCACGGTTCTTGTAAAGTTGCGCGGCCATCATCAGGATGGCGATATACAACATTGGCGGAAACCCGGCGTTTTCATCTGATTTCCTTTTTCGGTTTTCCATGACCAACTCTTCGTAACTCCTGCGGGTAGCGTTGATTATGGCGTCCTCCGCCGCTACTCCGTACATTACAATGAGATCA